GTCATCCCCGCCGACAAGCCCCTTGAATCAGCTACTCTCACCGTCAGCGCCGGTATCTTCTTTCGTCGGCCCTGGATTGTCGGTTGGGACTCAAGTCGAAGCGTCTGGAGATCAGCTTGATAGCCAAGCCCAATAATCACACTTGATCCCGGTGCATCCAGTGTCACCTTCCCAGCAACAACCTTCTTATCCGTCTGTAGCTTCCCATCAACAACCACAGTAACTGTCATTCCTTCAAGATGGCCAAGGCCGCTGACTGAACTTACAGGATACGAGGCTTTCCAAGTCCCGGCCGCTTGCTTAGCCATATGCCGATCACCAGACTCTTCAACGACAAAAGTGTCTGTTGGTGGGACAAGCATTGTTGTCATTATTGAAGAAGCGTTGTAAACAGTGTGGACGCGGAACTTGCCTCCACCAGCACGAATCTCATAGCCAATCCAATTTTGGTTAAAGATCGCTCCACCAGAAGTGTATAGATAGACGTTGTTCTTGTCTGAGAGTGATGAGCTATCTAATGAATCACCTCCAAGATACATTGGGAGTGACAAGGCACAATCAAGAAACCAAGAGTCTTCAATCGCCCGTTGAAAGCGTGGTTGGAACTGCTCAATAGTCAGCATCCGTTCGCCAGTCGGCAGTACACGCTCGACCGCAGCATACACTACATCTCTTATCCCCTCTCTAACACAGCCGACAGCCCTGTACGATCCTTGGGTGCTATGCACGGCCCAACCAGCCACTTCCTGATCCTTCAGAAAGGTTAAACTCAGCAACACTCCATCATCCCTTACAACCCAAATAACTTTATCCGGCTCCTCTGCATAGCACCAGCTTTTGATTGTGTGGTTTGAGAACAAGTGGCTCGAGAGCACAGTCACATCTGCGCCTGTGTAGATGTTTGCGAAGAAGTTGTAGCTGAGATTTCTGACAATGGAACCGTTCACTTGGATGAACAAGATCTCATAGCCAATAACTATCGGGGGAAGGTCAGCACAACCGTTAAAGGCCTGAGGTGTCGCCATCACTTGTGTCGGAGTGACTGGTGCGAACTGTTGCGTACCACTGAGTTGCCATGCGCCGCCAGAAGTGAGCATCACCAAGCCACCTGGCATTGGGATCATGTACTTGATGGCATTCATCTGCTGTGAGGCAAGGGTGAACTCAAATGAGTCGCCGTCGTTGATTGGAGTGCTTGTGTCAAAGTTGTGGTAAGCACCTGGCTTCGATCCCCACACTGTCGAGGGATCGTTTGTTGTAGCTGCAAACAAAAGGCGTTGCTGAAAGTAGGCAACAGCCCCTGGATAAGTCCCTGTCTGCGCGCCAGTCTCTGCTACTGCGGCAGCCCCTTGTCCAACCCCATAGTCAGCAAAGTTAACGGTAGGTGAGCTATAATAACCACCTCCAGCGTCAATGTTGACGCCCATAACAGCGCCGTAAGTAATCATTGGAGTAATAACAGCACCACCACCTGTCGCATCAGTTATCCAGCACTGTGTATAGTTGTCGTAGCCGGAGCCATTCGCCGTTACAGTAACTTTAACGATTTGAAGTGGTGTAAAAGGGTCTCTGTGTTGTGGAGGTGACCTCGTGAAGTTAGGTAAGATATTCGTATCAGTATAGACTTGGGCTCGAGTGCTCCCAACAAAGCCCATCCTCATTCCATTAGTTATCTGTGCATTGGCACCTGAAGTCGCTTTGTAGACGTTGTAATAATCAGCGCCAGGAACAGTTCCCCAAGTGATATTTATCGTCACTCTGTGTGCCGACATATCAAGCGTATTGTCCATTCGGGCGATCGGACTTAGCAATCCTTCAGTACCATCCTTTCCAACAGCTGTTATCGCATATCCATAGTTAACATAAGCGGCCGCAGCCGGATCAATGTATCCAGTCGCCGACGCTGAAAGTCCGCAGCCACCCGACACACCAACCTCAGAACCAATATTAAAACCTCGACCACGCCAATCAGTGTGACCATAACGGACTATCTCTATTATCTGATAGTTTGGATGCACGATAGTCAGCGTGTCACCGCTTTGAGTCCACTTCAGCTTTGGCAGATCATACCAGTTCCAATATCCAGTAATCTGGTAAATGTTGTTACCTCCATCAACAACATAACCGCCTCGTGTTATAAAGCGGATGTAACCATGACCCACCTCAAGCAAATAAGTCTGATCATTGTTGAAGACGAAAGGGATGAAGATAACGTCTAAATTCCAGTAAGGTGCCCTTCCTACAAATCTTGTTCCTCCCCGCTTACTCGCACCCCCTCTAAAATCAACGAGGAAGTTGTGCATCTTAGCTGCGCCGATCTTATACTTGTTAAGATCGACTCGACCAAACATAAGCGGAGAAAGTTCACCCGCCGAAAATGACGACTGGATGACAGGAGCTGCCATTAGATAGAGCCTCCAAAGAGTGGACCGTACTCAGGTATCCAGGGACCAGTACCCATCGAGGGTCCAACCCCTCTCACCGCCAACCAATCAGGTACATGATCCATCACATTCAAGCCTTCATTCGCGTTCTTCACTCTCGCATCCAAGATATGCGTATTCGCAAGCTTCGTCAGCGCGTCGAGCATCTTCAGATCGCCCGTCAACGAAGTGACCGTCATTGCGGCGAGGGCTTGAACAAAGGCTCGACTGAACGACTCGTCAAAAAGCGCTGTGTCAGTGATGTCCTTCGTGTAACACATAACAGCTTGTGATACGTTTGTGAGCACTACATTCTTTGGAGCAGGGTTCAACGGAATTGTGCTTGATGCAATCTCGAACTTTGGCATTGGCCCTTGTGAGGACGTATCGGCGAATAGCTTTGGGTCTGCTCCAGTAAATGGAACAGCTGGCTGACTATTAGCCAGATTTGGTAAGACGTAACGGACGAGCAAAACGTCTGCTGGAATGCCGTAAGCATAAAGCCAAGGAGGGGGTGGTTCATAAGTTGAGTTCCATCCATTCACTGGTGAGCCAAGCGCCGGATCAGCCTCAGGCGTTCCAAAGCGCGCTCGAATAAGAGGGAACCTTGCATAGGCGCGAGCAAAGCCCCAATGCGCTGCACGAAGCAACTGTTTCCGTGTTGGCTCGAAGCTAAGTAAGCACGCTCGTGCTTCGTTACTCTCCTCTGAAATAGTGGAGATGCTCGAACGGGTGCCGACCACTGCAAGCGCTTGATTACAGAGTGATGTAACGTCCGCCATCTATCACCTCATGGAAGTTGTGGGGGAGAACGCCTCCCCCACTTTACTTAGAAGCCGCCACCATACATAGCGTTTGCTGGCGGAGGGCGCTTGCCCTTTTTCTTCTTCATCTTCCCTTTCACAGCAACAACCTTGCCTTTCGGAGCTGGTGGCATCTGCATTGGCTTAGCCGCCGCTCCTGTGACAACCCGCTGTGACGTGCCACTCTTCAGAGGCATGTTACTTCACCCTTGCTGGCTCAACCTTCGCCTGAGTGCCTACTCCGGCTCCAGCTTGAGCTTTCGCCATCGCGAGCAGTGCCGTCTGCACCTCAGGCTCGAGGAACAGCAGACCAAGCGGGGAGGCGGTGTTCAGTGGCTTCGTCAAATTCTCCACCACTTTCTTTACCGCCGCCTTCCCTTCATCATCGAGCCCCTCCATCTCTGGAGTGACCCCACCTTCAGGGATCGGAAACGAAGTTTCGTCTCCAACAATCGTCCCCTCATCGAGGAGGCGGTCGTTCATGTAGTGCTTCGCAAGAAGCCGATACTTAGGCATCTGCGTTCGTCCTTTCTGGCTGGTGCTCAGCCCTTAGTTTGTGACCACGATACCAGGCCGGTACGCAATGTTCTGCTGACGATCGAGAATGATGCCAGCGGTGAGCTTCCCCGCGGTCATCGGGCCAGTACCAACGAGGTAGTTGAGCCGAAGATAACGGGGGAGAGGATCGTTCGGGTTCGGGCTTGGCACATCAATCTGGAACGGGTTTTTGCCCGCCTGAAGCTGTGCCAGTGTCAACACGGCCGACTCAGCGTAGGTCGTGAAGGTAGAGTTATCGGCCGAACCCTGGAACTGTACCTGAAGCGTACCAGCACCAGTCGCGGTGAAGTTCTCAGTCGGTTGCACGAGGACTTCCAGCGGGTAGCCGGGTCCCATGTCTCTCGCGTTCAGAAGGTCGAGCACGTTGGCGCTAACGCCAGATGCTGTGATTGCGCTGTTGTTGTCAAACAGCAGAAGTCCGTCCAAGATCATCTTTCGTCTCCATTCGGGTCAAGTGTTAGGTGTGGTTAGATAAACCGTTTATCCAACCATACCAGCTACTAGACGACCCTCGCTTCGTTGTTGAGGATGGCGTCACAGGTCTTGATCGGTATTCCCCTGAACGTCGTGCAAACCTTCCCATCGTACTCAGCAATGTCCAACAGGACATTCTTCTTATTCACGGCCTGGATGTCGAGCCAAGTCCGCAGCGTCCGGTTGCAGTAGATTGCAGTCCGACCCATCGAGTCACTCACCGACGGCGAGTCACTCTTCTGAACCGCCTGTGCCCTCGCCGAAGCGACCGGCAGCTTGTACAAGCCGCGGATCAGTCCAGTCAACAGATCAGGGGGTGTTGCTCCACTCAGTGTCGTCACGTCGATGTTGCACAGTCGAACGGCGAAACGCCAGTCACGAACCGTCAGCCCACACTCCCACTTAAAGTGGTCACGATAGGCTTGATAAGTGTTGCCGTTCACGTCGTTCACTGGCCACTCGCCCATGTCCTTGTGTTGCAGCCCCGACATCTTGCCTTTCGGGAAGATACCGTGGATGGTCTCTGCACCCCAAGTCACGATCCACATCGAAGTGTTCGTGCCGCCGACTCCAGTCATGTCAATGACGTTCGCTGCGGTCTGGGCGTTGGCGATGTTGACAGTGTTGTAACGTGGGGCCAGTCCCATGAACCTTTCCGGGTTCACTGAGGTGTTCCCATAGAACACTGTCGCCGACACCTGTTGGTTCATGCCTTCAAGAAAGGCCTTCACCTCACTGAATCGGAACTCAGGAGTATTACCGTTAAGATCAGCAATATCCTTGTCAACCACGCTGTACGTTTCGAGGTTGCCACATGAGTCAGTGATCTGTGCCGTTGTGCACTTCCCATTTGGGACACCATAGTTGAGCAAGCGCCACGTAGCTGCCGGCAAGCCAGTTCGAACAGTC